TGGCTTGCCATCTATGATGAGTTCTTTACCACGTGGATTATCAACTTGTTTAAATTGCATCTGCTCTTACTCCGATAATGTTGCTTTGAATACGCGGCCTAGATCATCAGCCATTGGTTGAAATTCAAACTCAGGAATGTCGTAATCATCCTGCTTAGAACTAAAACCAAGTTTGTTACTGACATTCCGGAAGAACTCCATGCCCATAAACTTGCCCTTATAATCACGCTGCAGGTTTACGGCGAACTCTGGCGTATAACCCATATCCAAGTTAGATACAGTGATCTGCTTAGCTCCCGCCACGGTTGCCGAGTATTTAAAGCTGATAAATACAGTTTTACCTACGTCTGCTGTAGCAAATGTATACGCACCAGTTGCAGCATCAACACTGTATTGACCTGTTGTTGGTGCACTAGCGACACGCTTCATTGGTACCGCTTTTGAATCTGTAACACCTAGATCCTTAACGTACGTTCCGGCATTAGGAACCACAGGAGTTAGAAGGCCACCCGCTGGAACAATTTCACCGTTAATGGTTTGCGCAATTGTCTCAATCCCACCCTCGGCAATTACACCGCCAAAGAAAATCGAGTTAAGTAATGTGCCGTTGATACGACCAAAACTAGCTTTACACTTAATTGAGCCCTTACCACGTGCTGCATCAACAGCAAATTGGCCACGGCCAAAGAGTTCCTTTAAGTCATAGCTAATATCTACAGAAACAGACTGTAAGACGCCAACTTCAACGGGTGTGGGATTACTGATCGGCTGACCATATACATCTTGAATTGGTGTGGCAAAGATCTTGCCAGCACCGAATAAATACTGAGCCATTATTTTGACCTCTCAAAAATGACAAAACCGCCATATGGCGGTCATTGAATGAATTATGTTTAATTGGTTGTGAGGATACGGACGGGAATAATTGCAATAGCCTGGTCATCAAGCATATTCTCAACCGCTTCATATACTTCAATTGTTCCGTCAATCCAACAATGCTCAACCAATCCCCCTAAGGTCTGGTATTCACACATTTCAGGGAAATCAGGTTTAATTGCAGCACGCACACGATCGACAAATACATTTAATTGCGCTGAAGGTGGTTTATTCTTATCCGCTTCATGAATATAGAGATACAACTCAGCAGCAAGCTCTATCTTTGCATTTAAGCCCTTTACCGACCCCTCTTGTTGGTTGCCCTGAGTAATAAACAATGCAGGACGTTCAATAGACTGCACGTTATTAAAATGACGTAAACGGCGACTGATAGTTACTACACCGTTAACATGAGTATTCAATCGATCAAACAATGCTTGATATATTGCTTCACTATCCACTTGCTACACCTCTTTGAATTGCGGCATCAATATTACGTGGTGCAATACGCCCAATCATATCCAATGAATCGCGCATAAAACGCAATTCACTAAATCTGACATTTCTTGAATGCGCTCGTACATTGATCTGAGTCGGTGATATCGGTTGACCAAAAACTTTCTTAATCGTGCGTAGGTGGGCCTTCACCCCCATAGAACCATTTAAACCAAACTCATGCACAAAAGCATATGGAACCAATGCGCCGCCGGCCCCAACTGTACCCTCGATCCAGTCTTTATCCTCATCCACTTTGGATGAAACAGATCCACGCAAGCGACCAGATTGAACCTTTAGCCTCTGGCCACTCAACATATCTTCCTGAATTGTTCGCTGCAGCCTTAAAGTAAGAGCGTTAATCGTGCGTCTTATTTCAAATCTAATGCGATCATTCATATCGTCAAAATTGACGTGGACATCAACACGAGTATCGCTCATAGACTATTACTCTTTAGCAGTTGCAGCCGATTTCTTGGTTTCTACCGCTTCAACAAATCGCTCAAAACCTAAAGGCTTTAGAAGTCGGATGATGTCATCCTGTGATTCAACAACGCCGTTTTTAACTTCCAGATCTTGGCCAGCAATTGCTAAGGTAGTTGCTTTATATCCTGTTGGTGCTTGATATTTAAAACGCATGTATTTTCTCCTATACAACAAAGGCACCCACACCTAAACGATTAGGGTTTGTGCCTTTATCATCAATTGGAATGGAATTTTTTAAGGCAAGGTAACGCTGACCATAAATGCTCTGATCAAAGAACGTTTCTTTTTGCGATCGTGAATAACTCACACTCTGGCCAGCAATTGTCATGCTGGATGCGTTTGAAAACGCACCACCGCCCTTACTGTTAGTTTCAACTTTAAGAATATGTGCTGCATACAGACCTACAGCACGTTCTTTAAGTGCGCCAAACTCAAGCTGTGACACAACCAGCTCAGCCTCTTCCAAAGCATCCCGAATGACAGGATCTGATATGTTGACTAACGCAGTATCGTGGGCAAACTTTTGGCGAAACGTTTGTACGTCCATCAGACACCTTACTCCCTGGCTTGAGCCAATTTAGCTTGTAACTGCTCAAGTGACTCATCATCACTAAATGTAACCTCAAGCTCTTTTAATTCAGCTTTGATTGACTCCAAGGCGGCTTTTTGTGCATCATCCGCTGCCTTAGCAGCATCTGCGGCTGCATCATTTTGCTTTCCTTTACCAGTAGTACCGCGCCCACCTGTTTTACCAGCTGATTTAGATTCACTTGGCACATCAATTTCTTGAACATCAATTTCACCTGACTCAATCAAATGCTGCGCAAATTTGTTGTCTTGAAGCTTCTTATGGATATCAGCATCTATTAACGTTGATACACCTGCAGGAAAAACAGCAAGACCAGAAAAAACAAAAGCGGCCTGAGAGCCGCTATACGTATATGAATATTTCATGTTCTTTTAATCCTTATGCGTGGTCCAAGTAACGAAGTGAGTCAACACGCTTCAACCATACGCCCTGGTATTTATAGTGACCAGGTACTTTGATATCCAGTCCTACAGGTTGGGCTGCCAAGAAAGTCACATCATTACACTTCATTTGAATGCATGACGGATCACGACGGTAAATGATAGAGCGGTCAGCACCTGCCGTACCCTTGCCATTGGAACGCCCTAAACCACGGATGGTTAATGGCTTATTCTGGGTGGCAAAAATGTTATTTTCTTCAATGAACTTCAAGAAAGTTTTACCACCAGAATCTGGAACGATTCGAGTTGAAAGATGCTTATATTGATTTGATGCCATCAAATAAGTATCTGGTTGTACTGAGACATCACCATCAATCTGATCTTCAGCATCGGCCAAGCTTGAATTGAAGTCACCTAAAACCTCTTCAATTGTTGCTGTAGCCCAACTATGTTGAGCGGTAACAACTGTTACCCCTGTTTGATTTAGAAAGCCTTTAATATTTGTTTGCTCGTTACCATACCAAGCAATGTTGCTTAAATGCTTCTCAGCTGCTAAACGTGCCGCCTGAACCTTATCCGCCTCTAGCGTAACATTCAGCTTCTGAGCCGTTTCTAACTCAAGCACTGAATACCAATAACTGATGGTACCCACCTTGATTGGTAGTGAAACGGTATCATAATCAACTTCAGCTACAGGAATATAATTACCCGTACCCGAATACTCTTTACCGATACCAACACCCTTTTTACGGGTTAAGACTTCGCCACCGCCGTAAACGCCACTTACAGCTTTAACTGGAATGTACTTTGCATAATCCATGACTTGTTGAAGCTGTGGATCCATATCGTTAAATTCTTCCAACTTAACGAATAGTTGGGCCAATGCATCAATGTTAAATGCATCGCCAATATTTGCTTGAACCATTTGAGCTACAGGCGTTAAACGTAGCTTCATTGCCGCCAATTTACTCATAATTATTATGCCCCACGTAATCGAACAGCGGCTAAGCCCTGCTCATTTGAAATTGTTTCCCAAGATGCGTTCGGTAACTCGGTACCATCTGTTGCAGTTGGAGATAAAGAACCCAGCGGCGCTGGCACTGTGCCATTGGCGGTTTTGACATATACCTTGGCGCTGATGTCTGTTACTGGTGCTGTTACCTTCACGTAAATCGAACCTATAGTCATAACTGGTGCGATATCCGTTGCTTGATAGGCTTCCTTTCCTGCACTGTTTTTTCCAGACTTACCAACACCATGACGTAAGATAATTCCAAACTTTGTATTGGTCGCACCAGTTACAGACGATACTGTTTTACCATCTGTACTACGAACCACCACATCACCATCATTCAGCAAGACTGAACCTGCAACTGGTAGAGATAAAATATCCTCTGGTCCAATGAGGTGAAACTTCATACCTGGTGCCGCATCATATTGCTTAACCATGATTTACATCCCCTTAGATTGTTTTGTATGCATCTTCTTTGCTATAGATTTGCTCATCACCCTCACCACCGGCAGGTTTACCATCACCTGCTTTAATGTGTTGTTGACGATTCAATGCATCGCCTACAGGATTGGTTGGTATCGTACCCTTAACTGCAGATAGAGCACGGAAAGCGGTATCAATCTGCTCAGGCTTGGCATCACCTACCGAAACAGATCCTAATAATGCACCTACCAAAGCATCACCGGCTTTAGCAGCAATCACATCACGTTTGATCTGCTCACAGCTGCAACCTTCAGTTTTAATCGTTGGCACCAATGCTTTAGCATCAGCAATAACCGTAGCTCGTTCTGTAGCCGCTTGTTCCAACTTTTCAGGTGTAATCTGATTTCGTTCCAAATCCCCAACTTTTTGCTCAAGTGTGGCTTTGTCTGTATGGAGTTTATCCACAACCGCTTGAACAGCTGTTAATTCATCCCCAATCGCAAAGTGTTGATCACCTACTTTCAATTTTGCAGCTTTAAGGTTCTTCAGCTGCTCTTCTTGAATCTTTAATGCATCTGCCAGGGCTTTGTTATCACCAATGTCAAAACGCATTCCGTTTACCGATACTTCCATTGTTTTATCCTCGTTTGGATGATTTTGGTTTTGGTCACCGATGCGGCAATCACCACCGCAGCGACCGTATTTCACCAGCGCCATGTGATCGCCGTAAAAATTGATAAACTTAGCTTGATAAGGCGTACCATCTGGTGCCGTACCTTGCTCAAGAACTAAAATTGCTGCATAACCGAGTGACATCTCGATACGCTCATTACTTTGAATAAGATCGATACTGATCTTGTCCTTAATGAGTAAATCCCCAACCAGGTAATCACCCTCTTGGCGCACGTTCTCACAATAGCCAATGTGGTAATCCTTCCAATTAGATGCGTTAATCTCATTCTTGGGTGGGTGGTAGTCAGTAACGTCTACGCCATTGAAGCTTTGGACAGTTTCAGGCTTAAAAAGCTCGTCTGCTGGCGTATAGACATTAATCGTCTGATCAGGTGTAAAACCATCCAGATTAGGAAACTCATATGCCTGGTACTGGCGTACCTGAGGTGCTTTGGCCAAGCGAACGTTGACGCATTTCAAATACCCTTCTTTGGTAAATGAACGTGAGGATTCGCTTGGCGCAAAGTCACCAACTTTGAGTTGATAAATTATTTTCATAAATTGCGCTCAAAAAAAACCACCCGAAGGTGGTCTACTAAGGTTTCTTTGGTGGAAAAATGACTATTGCAGACGTTTTAAAATCAGATGAAACTGGTATTGGTTTGGGTTGATAGCCTGAACTTTTAACATAGGAACAAGCACAGCATTTATTACAGCACATACATCACCTTTCTTTGGGTAATAAAAAACCCACCAACTGGTGGGTTAATTTACAAAACTAATTATTTCGGTTTAGCCGGCTTGTCTTTAGACTTGGTGACTAGTTCTGCTTGCGGTGGCGGCACATATTCAGGTGGTTTGCTATTGCTCATGATTTTCCTTAGATGTTAATTAAGATCAGAATACATTACTAACAAAAATCAAGCTAAGGAAGAGCAGCAAAGCCAAACCTGATAATTTAATTTCAGAAAATGCTTTGATTAAGAACTCAGTTTTCTCACTAATCGCAATCTTATAAGTACTAATTATGCCAACATACTCAATCGACATTGAATAATAAAAAACATCTAGGTCTACCTTATTAAAATAATCAATACCATCTTGAGTGTACGGAAAAGTCTTGAGATCTACCGGCTTTAAAACCATAAATATAAATCGCCATGAAGTTGATAAGCTTACGACCAACACACATAAAATGAAAATCTGAGCTAAAGATAAAAAGGTAGGTTGAAAATCACTAACAACACCCTTAAACGACACTAGTAAAATTCCTGATAACACCGATAATGATGTTAGGTATTTAGCTGCCTTATCTTCTACTTTGTAAAATTCATTTCTCAGCGCCTCATATTCAGCTTTATAAAAATCAAATAAAACTTTGTATTGATCTGCTTTTTCCTTTATCTCAGCTCTATCCCTCTCTTTACCCTCAGCCACCATTACCCCCTTTTTTATAAATTATTTTAAACAGTATAAGCTAACCAATTAAAATATCCTCATAATTTGGCAACGCCGTGCAACGACAACGAATAGGTTCACCTGGATGTCCACCTGTTGGAGGTGAATCCCAACGGAACGTCTTACCCTGCTTGAGTCGATGATCTGTCCGCACGTCTTCATCTTTAGCTGTTTGCCATATGTAAGTTTCAACACCCATGGATAGTTGACGAGTCTTGTTGATCTGACCATTAATCTTACCCATCTGATCTGCGGCAATTAAACGAGCTCGATAATCAGTGCTACGACCAAGCTTTGTAATTTCCTTTGCTAACTCTTCATTTGTTTGGCCAGTCTGCAGTGCATTAAGTACAAGCGCCTCAACCTTATCAGCATATTGACTCGGTATCGATTTGATTAAAGCAACGTTCGCCTCAATATTAGCATCAACCACATCCTGAATATCGGCAGCACGATAAAACGGCGTTAGGTCCACCCCGATAATTGACTTGGTATGTTCAGCAATTTGCTTGTCCACTTCTTTGCTAGTATCTCCAACAACTTTCTGAGCAATTGGCCTAGCAATCTCGATTACATACTTAGTAAGTTTTACTCTAAACGCAGCAATCATGTCAGAAAACCAAGCATCACCAATATTCTGACCTACTGTAGGTATGACTAATTCCTTAGTCTGATCCTGGCAATATTTAGAAATGGCCAGCAATTGCCGCATGTAATAAAACTCTATTCGGCGGTTTACTTTCACCGCTCTAAGTTTGGTAGCCTTACGCCCCTTTTTACGTTTCTTCGCTTCCTGCAGGTGGGGTTTCAGAATCTGGATTATCGTCGTCATCTAAGGTCACCATTAATTCAAGTTGCTTGATATGGGCCTCATCAATCACAGAGTAAACCTCATCAATTAGAAGCTGCCGTGCAATCTGTGGCTCAGTAATAACACCCATATCGAGATATTTTGCATCGCGCTCAGCATTTGCCTTTTCCACTTCAGATCGAACTTTAGCGTCAAGCTGCCATAATGGATTGAACACAATACCAAGCCCTGGTATCAATCGCCCAAAAGTCGCCTGACAAATCACAGCTAAAAGCCGCATCATAAAAGGCTTAAGCATCCATGTTTGCTTTGTGGCTATGATGTCGTAATAGTTGCGGGTGTCATGTTCACCCGTGGCATTCATGCCTGCAGGTGATTGGCCAAATAGAATGGTATAAGGGATATCAGCTGCACCAGACGTTTGAATAGAGAACTCACGCATCATGTCTGGCAGACCTGCAAAGTTATACACCTTAGACTCGTATTCCTCTTCCTTATCTAAAACGATCATACCGTTAAGGCTCTTTAACAGGCCTACACTCAAGAATCGTTCAGCTACCGCCTTCATATCATCTCTGATTTTGTCCACCAACCCTGGTGTACTAATCACATCAATCTTTGATTCATGGACCAAACTGGCCGAGCCCTTTTTAACTGCAGCATGGTCTAGCAGTTCCTCATAAACTTCTTGCAATACACTCTGCGGCTCTTCATTGACAACATCAGCATGACTAAATTTAATAAGACGTGTGTGGTGGATCCGTTGTGTCGATTGCCCATCTAGCTTGAGTTTGTAAAACTCAGGTTGCTTAATGAGGCCCCCACTTTTACTCGGAGGTAAATATTTAGTGGTGTCTGCCTCAATGTACTTTTTCTTTAGTACGGTGAAGAACTCTAAACGGCCAATACCTAACTTATTTAAGTCAAAAGGCTGATCAAGATCACCACCATCAACTGTACCTAGCAAAATGTATGCAACGCCGTACAAGCGAGATAAAACCAAACTAGACAATAGAACATTGTCAAAATTAAACCGCTTACAGGCATCTTCTAGCTTGGTCAGGTCTTTATCCTGAATCCCTTCATAGAACCATCCAGCACGCAACATATCACTGGCAGGACGGTTTACAATTCGCTTGGCAAGCCAATGTTGATAGACCGCTTCAAGTTGTTCATCGGGAATAACCTTCTTAACGAAATGCCCATGTGATGCCTTGTCACGCTCAGTCCCAATGTTGGAAACAAAATTTGTATAAGCTCCTGCATCGCCAATCGCATCGGCCTTTTTAGTCTCAGACATAATTTTTCCTAATCAAATACAGTTGGCTTGCTTGCTAATGAATCATTAATTGCATCAATGGTCGGGTCCCATTGGTCGTCATGGTCATGTGTCCAATCAGCAGTCAACCCTTCAATCTCTTCTATGTAATTCAAAAGCCATGGTGCGTTTGCAGGCAACCATACACGGCGATCTTCAACATACAGAATAACGTCCATAGTCCTTGAGAGCTTATCCTCATCGCGCTGGATCGCCCTAATAGGCAATGTCGTTTCTTTAACAATAGTTTGAATTAATCCAGTACCACTAGCCTTATCCTCTACTGCCATATACCTAAGCTTGCCTATTTTGGTATTGCTTTCCTTATGCTTATTAATAAAGGACTTAGCCTCTTTTAATAATTCTGGCGCCTCCCATTTACCGCGCTTTAAATCAATGATGTAGAGGTTATTGTCATACCCAAGACCTGCACATAGGAATACGGAAAAGTCATTATGCTTTTTAATTTTCTGTGCTGTATCTGCCCAGATTCCACGCCACTTAAGTACTGGTAATTCCTCATATCGCGGGAACCATTCAGCCTTAACTAGGTCGCCGCCTAGCTTTTTAGGATTCTGCATGTATTGGCTTGCAAACGTATAACGAGAAACAATAGCGCCGTCTTTGTCCTCGCCACCTTTCTCAAGCTGCAGTAACGATTGAAGAGATTCTTTTAATGGCCAGTAGCTTTGACGACCATGTTGATCACGCTCAACATCTCGCGGAACTTTACAACGGATATGCTCAGGCAATTGGTTGATGTAATCATCATCGATCAAAGCCGGAATGCTTATCTGTTCCCAATCACCAGGCACATTTCCAGTCATGACAAAATTAGTTGGATCTTCAACGTGTAAACGCTGCATGATCAGAATAATTGGTGTGTCTGACTTGGCTTTCCGTGAGTTGACTGTATTGAGGATCTTACGATTGGCTTTCTTACGCGCTGACTTACTAAATGCATCCTCAGGTTTTAATGGGTCATCAAGAATGATTGCACCCGTAAAGCCCTCATTTGCTAATGTACCCGCACGGCGACCTGTAACCTGCCCACCCATCGAAGCCGAATAAACATGCCCTGCATCGTATCCATCAACTGTGGTTTTCCAACTAGACTTAGCATCGGTACTGGTTGAGATTTTGACCGGCCATAGGCTTTGGAAATCGACCGATTTAACAATGTTTCGCGCCGTTGCAGATACATCCTCAACTAAAGACTGTGAAAACGACAAATACAGAAAGCGTGATCGAGCATTTCTAGCTAAACCACGGGCAATAAGGTTTGTTAATAGTTCGGTTTTACCCGAACCAGGTGGAACGTTAATAACAAGGTTTTTAACGTTTCCCGATATGACCTGATCAATCTTGTCTGCAATATATTCATGATGCCAATTGACTGAAAACTTAAAGCCCATTCGAGGCAAAAAGAATGCCCTTGTGAAAAATAAGTGCTCATCCTCACACTTAATCCTTTTAGCTTTGGCTTTTACAGGATCAATATTCGCTCTCGAGTTCATCTATCGCCTGCCTTACCTGCTCATCGGTAGCAGTCACATAGGTAACATTTTCACTTTGTAATGGCCCACCACCTGCGCCCGTAATCTCAGTCTTATTGGTGTACTTGCCGCCCATATCCTCAGCAGCTTGTTTAAGAATACTTAGTGCTGCTACTCGGTTTTTCCCATGCTTTTGATATTGGCTTTCATACCGCTGTAGACGCACCGCTAAATTTGCAATTGGAATTGCCTCAGGCTTACCCAAAAACATTTCACGAGTTTTTTCAAAATCAATTCTAAGTTCTTCGCTTAGATTCTCACCTGCTCGTTTTGTTGGGTCGTATTTTTCACATTGCTGCTTGGTTACTTTTACGCCGTATTCTTGGTTGACGAGCTCAGCAGTTTCAGTGGGTGTATTAAATACGGCAAGTGAGCGAACTATAAAGAGTTTTATCTCTTTTTTTAGTGCCGCCATATCCTCAATCCTGTCAACCTACGTCAACCTAAATAGCCAAAAAAATGAGCCAAAAGGCTCAACTAATAACGCATGTTCCACAACATCGAGTGATGCTCATGTCTGACACAAACGGCGCTTGCTTCGCCACCTCAACAAGTCGCTTGACGTTTTCACTTGCGCCGTGACGTTTGACTACACCTATAAATTCCTCTACATCGTGACC